CTCATGAATCAAGCGGAAGAATATATAAATAGCATTGAGAAGAGCGAACTAAGAATGATGTTTAGATTTTATTACATTGATGGCATGACGTGGCTGCAGGTAGCACATAAGATGAATCAGTTACACCCTAAAAGGCGAGTAGCTTATACAGAAGACAGTTGTAGAATGAGAAATACAAGATTTTTTCAAGAAAATTAGAAAATGTTCGGTCACGTTCGCAAAAAATAGGCTAATATATAGGCTAGAGCGATTAGATGAAGCGATACTTCATAATTAGTCCTCTTCTTTTTACTTATGAACGAACTCGGGTGATCTTCGGATTCCCGAGTCTTTTTATGTCTAAATTTAGAAAGGGAAGAGATATGAATTTTAAAGATGCATTTGAATTAATGAAAAAAGGACACAAGGTAAAGCTCCCATCCTGGGGCGGATACTGGTACTGGGATGTAGAAAAGCAAACAATTATGATGCAGTGCAGACCAAAAGATGCTGACAAAGGACAGGGAGATCTACTTGATATTAGAGAGACACAGAGAGTTGAGTATACACTTTCTAATATCTTATCCGATGAATGGATTGTGGCAAATCCAGAGAACTGTCCTGTGCTTGGTGGAGTGTCTACATTTAGCTTTGGGGATGCTGTTAAATATCTGAAACGTGGATTAATGGTTACAAGAAAAGGATGGAATGGAAAAGGAATGTATCTATTCAAATCACCAAAAGTAGGGTGCCAGATGTATAAGCAGTACACAGGAAAAGATATCAATGATCTGCAAGAATTTATTGTTATGAAGGCAGCAGATGATACTTTGGTTCCATGGTTAGCATCGCAAACAGATCTATTGGCAGAAGATTGGATGTTTGTAGAATAAGGAGATATTAACATGAAAAAGAAATTTCTAGTAGCGTTGTTAGGATTGGCGATTATTGGCGGAACATTAACTGCATGCACAGAAGCAGATAAGGTATCTAGCAATGTATCACAGGAAGCAGATAATTTTAATGTATTGCGCAGATTTGCAGTGATCAATACAAGAACAGATAAAGTAGAATTTGAACTAGTTGGAGCATTTTCGTTAGAAACAGACAGCAGTAAGAAAGTAAAACTTATTGTAGAGACAGAAGATGGGACATATAAGAAACATATCATCGGCATGAATCAAGACAGTATGTATGTGATCGAAGATCTTGGTGGAGCAAAGGTTAATAAGTACAAGTATGAAGTAAATTATATTCCAGAATCCATTGTTCCATTTACAGTAAAGAGTAGCAAATAAAGAGAACAATACGTAAGAAAGGAGTGAGCCCAGATGGCATTAACAGAAAAAAGAAAGCTATTTGCTGATGAATACCTGATAGATCTGAATGCATCTCGGGCTTACAGAGTTGCATATCCAAGAGTGAAGGATGGAGATACGGCAGCAGCTGCCGCAAGCAGATTACTAAAAATTAAAGATGTGTCTGAGTATATCAGTGTTCGAATGCAGGAGCGAAGCGAAAGAACAGAGATCACACAAGATCGAGTGCTTAATGAATTAGCATCGATCGCCTTTGCAAAAGCTACAGATTACGCCGAGGTCCAAGATGGACAAGTGATTATAAAAAATACCGCAGATTTATCCGATACGATGGTAAGAGCGATCGCAGGAATCAAAGAAGGACGTAATGGTGTTGAAATTAAGCTGAATGATAAAGGAAAAGCATTAGAACTGTTAGGAAGACATCTCGGAATGTTCAAAGACCGCATGGAAGTATCTGGTCTGGAAGAAGAAAAATCCAAACTTGATGATCTGATCAATCAGATGCGAGGTGGGTAAATGAGCGATGAACGTCTGCTGCTGTCAGAAAAGTACAAAGCATTTATCAGATGTGATGCACCAGTAGAGTTCCTGGAAGGCACAACGGCAGCAGGTAAAACGACAGTAGGTCTTTTCAAGTTCATGCTTAAGGTAGCAGAATCTCCAAAGAAACTGCATATCCTTGCAGCGAAAGATACCGGTACCGCAGAAAAGAACATCATCAACAAAGACCTTGGTATTATTGATGATTTTGGGCAGTTAGTCGAGTACCACGGAAACGGGACCAAAGACGATAAGATTCCGCATCTTCTGTATCACACAAGCAAAGGCGATAAGGTCATTTATGTACTTGGATATGGAGATAAACAGAAGTGGCAAAAGGCATTAGGTGGTCAGTATGGCTGTCTATACATTGACGAGATCAATACAGCAGATATTGACTTTGTGCGAGAATCAGCGATGCGTTGTGATTACCTGATGGCAACACTAAACCCTGATGATCCGGCACTGCCGATCTACAAAGAATATATAAATTGCTCCAGACCACTCCCAGAGTGGGAGCAGGAAACACCAAAAGAAATAAAAGATGAGTTGAAAGAAGAACCAAAACCTAACTGGGTCCATTGGTTCTTTTCTTTTGTTCATAATCTGGGATTACCAAAAGAAAAACTAGACAAGATCATTGCCAACACTCCGAAAGGAACGAAGATCTGGAAGAATAAGATTGAAGGGCTAAGAGGAAAAGCAACAGGTCTTGTCTTTTCGAATTTTGACCGGAAACGACACGTCAAAACAAAGGCGTGGTTAAAGCAACAGCTAAAAGATGGAAAGATCAAGATAAAAACCATCACTGCAGGTCTGGATACTTCTTACTCTTCTGAGTCTGAAGATACGATCGCTATGATTTACCAGATCATCACAGAAGATCGCAGAGTGATCACAGTAGATGAGAAGATTTACAGCAATGCAGATCTGACAATTCCACTAGCACCATCAGATACGGTGCGAAACTTTGTAGACTTTCTGGAAACAAACCGTAAAGAATGGGGATTCGCAAGAGATGTATTCATAGATTCTGCCGATCAGGCAACGATCACAGAGTTAAACAAACACAAACGTCTGCATGGCAGTGCGCATAATTTCATTCCGGCATACAAGAAAACGACGATCATAGACAGGATTATGCTGCAGATCTCATGGTTGCAACAGGATGCCTATTTAGTCCTTGAACATTGTGTTAACCATATCTCAGAACTTGAACGATACAGTTGGAAAGAAGATAAGAACAATGAACCAGAGGATAGAAACGACCATACGATCAATGCCAGTCAGTATGCATGGCTGCCATACAAGATGCAAATAGGAGACAAAGATGAAATGGGTGGATAATATCATGGAAAAAGTAAAAGGAGGGATTCGCAGTTGGTTAAATGTACAGCCGGCGAATCCCTCAAGAATCAACATAACTGAAACATTGGATTACGAAGCAAATGCAATTAAAAACCGTATCTGGTACAGAGGGGACAGCAACGAACTGGAACAGCTGTACCGGCAACTTGTTATCAATACAAGCCGGCAGAGTTTCTGGGCGGCGGAGTGCAGTCCAGGGATGGAGATCAATAAGATTCATACAGGACTTCCATCGCTGATCGTGGACATGCTCACAAGTGTGACTCTTGCCAGTCTAAACGATTTTGATTTTAAAAAGAAGCAGGATCAGGATATTTGGGATGAGATCGCGAAAGAGAACAAGATCAAGAAGCGACTGGAGAAAGCAACGAAAGAAACTCTGTACATCGGAGATGGAGCCTTTAAGGTCACATTTGATACAAGTCTTTCACAGTATCCGATCATTGAGTACTATCCTGGAGAACGACTTAATGTCAAAAATAATCGTGGCAGGATCACAGAGATTGAGTTCAAAACGGTTTATGACTACAAAAGAAGAGAATATATCCTGCATGAGTATTACGGCTATGGGTATATCAAATATAAACTGACCTGCAATGATAAGGAAGTACCGCTTGATGCACTGGATGAAACAAGAAACTTGCAGAACTTGGCATTCTCAACATACCAGGAAGGTAAAGATGGAGAAGTTAAGCAACGTGGCGAATATATGCTCGCTGTACCGCTTATGTTCTTTGAATCTGGAAAATGGGATAGTAGAGGGCAGAGTATCTTTGATCGTAAGATTGATGCGTTCGATGCCTTTGATGAAGCATTCAGTCAATGGATGGATGCACTTCGAGCTGGAAGAAGTAAAGAGTATATTCCAGAATGTTTCATTCCAAGAAATCCAGAAACAGGAGCGACATTACCAGTGAATCCATTTGATAATCGATATATTAAGACTGATTCCGACATGCACGAAGGTGCAAAGAATGAGATTGTATTGCAGCAACCAGAGATTCCACATGAAAGCTATCTATCAGCATACATAACAGCACTGGATTTATGTTTGCAAGGTCTGATCAGTCCGTCAACGTTAGGGATTGACGTAAAGAAACTGGATAATGCAGATGCACAGAGAGAAAAAGAGAAAGCTACACTTTATAGCAGAAATGCGATCGTAGGCGCATTGCAGGAAGACTTGCAAAGTCTGATCAAGGTAAGTATCAAAGCATACCGCGAACTAAATGGACAGAGCAGTAATGATGATGTCGAGGTAGATGTAACATTTGGAGAATATGCCAATCCATCTTTCGAGAGCCAGGTTGAAACTGTTGGAAAAGGAAGATCACAGGGAGTCATGAGCGTTGAAGCTTGTGTGGACGAGCTGTATGGCGATTCCAGAGATGATGAATGGAAGAAACAAGAGGTCGCAAGACTGAAAGCAGAACAAGGAATCATGGAAGTAGAAGATCCGGCAGTCAATACGGCAGCAGGAGATTTTCAGATAGGAGAAGTAAATGGTAGTGATGATAATGAACCACTCGTACAGGATGAGCCGACAGGAGACAAAAAAGTTCCTAAGACAGATGAGTGATCACGTTCCGTTTGGTATTTATGCGATTGAGAAAAACGGAATCATCGAGATGAGAAAGGACAGGTGTGGTAGCATGTCAAAACTCAAAGAGATGAAACGCGAGTTCAAAAGACAAGGGTATAAAGTGTATTACAACACAGGTGAAAGATGAATGATTACGATATTCAAGAAGCGCTTAAGCGGATAGAAGATGAACTGATCGCATCGATGATGCGTAATATGCAGCGACACCGAGCAGAAGAAACAAAAGAAGGTATCGAATGGGGGATGTGGCAGGCAGAACAGTTAAGAGCTTTAGAAGAGTACCGCAAGAGAAATGCTAAAAAATATAACGGCCAATTTGAAGAAATCAATTCAAGCATTCCTGCGATTATTAGCGAATCTCGAAAACGTGGGTACCTTGACCAGGAAGCACATATCCTCGAAACGATCGGGCAGGCATCTGGCGGTTCAGGAGATATCGATGGAGCATTCTTCAAGATTAATGATCGCAAGATGAACGCACTGATCGATGCAACTGTATCTGATATGGGTAATGCAGAGACAGCGATGCTAAGACGTGCAAATGATCAGTACCGAAAGACGATATTCAATGCACAGGTATATGCAAACAGTGGAGTTGGTACCTATGAAAAAGCCGTAGATATGGCAACAAAGGATTTTCTTGCTGCAGGTATCCAATGCATCCAGTACAAGAATGGATCAATGCATAGGATAGAAGAATACGCAGGTATGGCAATCCGAACAGCAAGTAAGAGAGCTTATCTTACTGGAGAAGGAGAAAAGCGTAAAGAATGGGGTTGCCATCTTGTAATCATGAATAAGCGAGGAAATCTGTGCCCAAAGTGCCTGCCGTTTGTTGGAAAGATTCTGATCGACGATGTGTGGAGTGGTGGAAGCAGTGAGGATGGAAGTTATCCATTGATGAGTTCTGCAATGGCAGCAGGACTTTATCATCCAAACTGCAAAGACAGTCACACAACATACTTCCCTGGAATCAGTACACCGCCAGACGATAAGTTTTCAAAGGAAGAGATTAAAAAAGTTGAGGATGATTATAAGGATGATCAGAAGCAACAATATGCCAAAAGACAGAAAGAGAAATTTAGAAGACTGGCAAATTATTCATTAGATAGAGAAAATAAAGAAAAGTATGAAATAAAACTTGGAGAATGGAAAGAAGAGTTTCAAAAGAAAGCAGAAGGATTTAATATAAAGGATTCTCTCGAAGTATTCAAAGAAAAGATAAAAAATAACATAGATAATTCAAGACACAAGGCTAATATGTCATTTTTTGTGGATACAGTAGAATTTGTAGAAGACCAAGAACTTAAAGTGCCTTTTGCATATTTGCCTAATGAAGATATTATAAAATACAATTCTAAAGCACCTAATATTGAATTGTACGATATGGATTATGTATTTTCGCATGAAATAACACATAGAATGGATTTTCTACAATACAATAGTTGGAAAGATGAAAGATTTCTTCAAGAAATTGAAAAATGTAGACAAAAAGTATATGATAAAAGAGATGAAGTTCAAGAATGGTTTCAAGAAAATGGGAAGTATGGGTACAGCTTTGCAATTTCAGATATTATCAGCGCATTGAGTGAAGGTGATATTATAGTTCCAGTAGGGCATAAAAAGAGTTATTGGAAATCGAATCCTAAAGTACAGGCGATGGAAATATTTGCGAATTTAAGCAGCATAGATGTACTTGAATTGGATGAAAAAGAAAAAATATTAGATGGAATATTCAAGGCATATAAGGAGCTGGTTGAATGAAAAAATTGATTCAGGCATTAAAAGAAGATGAAGAAATTCAGTATTTAAAAAGGAGATGTTATGAAATAACTGGTGAATGGATTCCGTATCATTGGGAATGCTTCAACGGGATAGAAGGATACAGAGAGTATATGAAGAAGATTGTGAGAGAATATGAAGATAAGAAGTAAAAGATATAGATAATACCACTGATCAGAAATGGTTGGTGGTATTTTTATACCCATTTTTAAGGAAAGGAGGACCAGCAATGAAAGTAAGAGTAACTTACAATTATCACGACAGAGAACTTGGTTTTGAAAAACATATTGGGGATGAGCTTGACGTTACAGATGAAAGAGGTCAGGTACTGATCGCAGCAGGTGTAGCGGAAGAAATCGTTGAACCAGTAGAAGAACCAGAAGCTCAGGAAGAAACTGAGGAAGAAGAAAAAACAAAAAGAAGTACCAAGGCAAGAAAGTAAGAGGTGATCCATAAATCTCGGTAGCAGACGTTCCGTTAAGACGTCTTATTTTTATGCTCCAAACACGATAAGAGGGTAAAAGATGCGTGGGCGGTGACACCGAAGACAATGGATAATGATAATTGGGAGACACCCACAAAATGGAAAGGAGCAACAATGAAAAAGAAATTAAACATGAATCTACAGTTTTTTGCGGAACCAGGATCAGAACCAACGGGAGAACAGGGAGAACCTGCACCACAGCCAGGAGCAAATCAGACTCCACCGGCAACTGATCCATCGCAGCCACAGATTGACTACAATAAGATTCAGCAGATGTTAGATGGAACATTAGCAGCAAAAGAAAACACTGCATTAAAAGCCTACTTTAAACAGCAGGGCTTAAGTCAGGAAGAAGCTGAACAGGCAATGCAGGCATTTAAGCAGCAGAAAGCTGCAAACGAACCAAACATCGAAGCAATCCAGAATGAGGCACAGAACGCACAGCAGATGGCACAGAAAGCTATGATCGAGCGTGATGCTTATAAGTTATCTGGAGAACTTGGGATCGACTTAAAAACAATGCCTTACGTGTTAAAACTGGCAGACGTGTCACAGGTCGTACAGGATGGAAAGATTGATTCCGAAAAATTAAAAGAAGCATTAAACAAAGTATTGGAAGATGTGCCACAGTTAAAACCACAGGAACAGCAGCAGACAGGATTCCGTCAGATCGGAGTCGGTCAGCAGCATGGCGGAGAGACTGGTGGCAATACACCACAGCAGAAAGCGGTACCAACAAAACGATGGAACCGATTTAATTAGGAGGTAAGAAAGAATGGCATTAAATTATGCACAGGTATGGGAGCCAGAACTTCTGGAGATCTTAATGCAGGGGACATTAACTTCCCCATTTGTAACTAGTAAAGTAAAATGGCTGAATGCCAATTCATTTCACTTTACTCAGATGTCAGTGAGTGGATTCAAAAACCATAGTAGAAATGGTGGATGGAACAAAGGAAGCTATGCACAGACTGATGTACCTTTTACATTGACACATGATAGAGATATATCTTTCTTGGTAGATAAAGCAGATGTTGATGAAACAAATGCCACTGCATCTATTCAGAATATCTCCAGAACATTTGAACAGACTCAGGTCGCTCCAGAAACAGATGCTTTATTCTTCTCTAAAGTAGCACAGGCAGCTCAGAAAGTAGAAGGATATCATAGTTCAACAGCTTCAAGCGACTATACAAAAGCGAATGTGTTTAGCAAACTAAAAGGATTCTTAGGCGCAGGAAAGCTTCGCAGATACAAGGCGAATGGATCACTGATCATGTATGTATCATCTCAGATTATGGATTTATTAGAGTCATCAACAGAGTTTACTCGTAAAATCGAAATGACACAGATCGCAGAAGGCGGTATGGGGATCGAGACAAGAGTAACAGATATCGATGGAGTAACATTGATGGAAGTTGTTGATGATGAAAGATTCTATGATTCTTTTAATTGGGATCCAGAAGGTGGTGGATTCGAGCCAACAAAAAAGGATACAGGCAAGTCTATCACAGGAGCACATAAAATCAATGTACTGATTGCATGCGGACAGACATGTAAGACTGTACCAAAGATCTCATCCATCTATTACTTTGATCCAGGAACACACACAGAGGGTGATGGATATTTATACCAGAACAGATCATTATCTGATGTATTTGTATTCCCTAACGGAAAAGATGGTAAAATTGATTCTGTTTATGTTGATGTAGATACAACTGAATATACAGTAGTGTAGGAGGTGGTGCATATGGCACTCACTTCTTATGTGGATCAGGAGTATTATGAAAAAGTCAGCGGTGTGATCACAACAGATGATCTTGAAAAGAGGCTGTATATCGCAAGCCGACACATTGACACGCTTACATTTAACCGTATTGTAGCAAGAGGATTTGAGAATCTGACAGAATTTCAGAAAGATGTGATACGTCTAGTTGTCTGCAAACAGGCAGATTTTGAAGCAGAAAATGAATCTCTGATCAACAGTGTCTTAAGTTCTTATTCGATCAATGGCGTGTCAATGGGAATCAATGCTGGTGGATGGAATGTGACGGTTCAGGATGGAGTGATCATGAAAGCTGACAATTACGCGATGTTAGAACAGACAGGATTGTGCTGCAGGAGATTGGGGGCGATCTGATGAAATGGCCAGAGTTAATTCCAAAATCAATGTGTCAGACGGATATTCACATTCGAATTGATAGTGAGGAGATTGGAGAGGAAGGGCAGCCGATCACTCTGATCGATGCGGATTTCAAATGCAACTATCAAGATAAAGCGAAAAGAGTTATGACAAATGAGCAGAAGATCGTACAGGTTACGGGATCTGCTCTTTTTTGTGGAGATATCGCCCCAGATGTACCAGTGATCAGTTGCGGTGTCGCAACAGTCTTTGGAGTTGAAAGAACGATCATAAGTGGAGAAAAAGCAAGAAATCCTGATGGGACAGTCAATTATACCAGATTGGAGCTGATGTGATGATCCGCTGTAATTCAATTATAAAGATTAATACACAGAGACTTCGGGAGCTTTCACAAGCACAAGTTACAGCACTGGAAAAAACGGCAGAGGCTTTGCATACCGAAGTGGTACAAGCTCAGGTTATGCCGTTTGATACAGGAAATCTGCAAAATGATAATACGTTTGTGGATTACACCTACAGCAAAGCAGGACGCGCAAGGATCGTGTCTACAACGCCATATGCCAGAAGGTTATATTTCCATCCGGAATACAATTTTCAGATGTACGAAAATCCGTTTGCAGGCGGTGAATGGTTTAATCCTTGGCTTCCAGGCGGATTGTATGAAGATTTTGCACAAAAAGCATTTAAGAAACTGTACCGAAGGGAGAGTGGCGTATGATTTTGTTAGCAGATGTAAAAGACTGGCTGAAAACAGTATTTGAAGCTGATCACTATTACACAGGAAAGTTAGACAACAAAAAAGACAGATCCATTGGAGTGTATCAACGAAGTTCCTATGCTCCAAAACGGTATGCAGTAGGTGGATATAAGAAATATGATACGAAAAGTATATCTGTCTTAGTCCACTGGAACAACAATTCAAAAGAAACAGAACAGGCAGCAGCCGAACTGTTTGAAATATTAGAAACACAGAAACAATTCATGATCAAAGATACAAAAGTAGATTTCTTATCCATGCAGGTTCCTGAGCCAGTAGATGTTGGAACGGATGACAAAGGAATCTACGAACGTGTCATTTGGTTTGACATTTATTACGAAAGGAAGGTAGACGATGAGCGAAACTAACACAAGCGGAGTATATCCTTGTTATGAGAACCAGTTTCAGATCGACACTGCAGCATCTGGATCAGAAGCAGCTATGAAAGATATCGCCGACTGTGAAACATTTGAAGTGTCCTTTGATAACGGTGTTGAGGAATGGACACCATTTGATACAGAAGGATGGACACGCAGATTAATGACCGCAAAATCCGTTACGATCTCAGTTACAGCAAAACGAAACGTAGGAGATGCCGGAAACGATGCGGTTGCAGGATTGGCATGGAAAAATGGAAGGAATGTAGAAAAAGATTTTCAATGGACGTTCCCGGACAAAACAGTTGTCAAGTTTGCAAGTGCAGTTATCAATGTGACAAATGTAGGAGCAGGAGATTCTACAGCAGTTGCACCTCTGGAATTTGAAGTACAGAGCAATGGTAAACCAACAGTAACACCAGGAGTTTAGGAGGGGGAAACCTCTCCTTTTTTGAAAGGAAGATAGAATGGGAAAAGTAGTAGATATTACAGATAAGCTGAAATTCGAAGAGAATCCGGCATTAGTGATCAACGGAAAGAAATATGAAGTGAATGCAGATGCGACAACTATGATCGAAGTCATGGGAGAGTTAGGAGATGCAGAAGACGATGTGACTCCAGGGACGATCTCAAAACTTTGCAAGTTGATCTTTACAGATAAAGCACAGAAAGACTTAGCAAAGCTTCATCTGAAATTTGATGATTATACCGTAGTTGTTCAGGAAGCAATTTCATTAATTTCTGGAACTGATGGTGAAGAAGAATCGGGGGAGTAGTTGATCCTGGATATGATCTGTTTGAAGATTGGGATCTTATCGTATCATCATTTGCGGAGCAGTATGGAATCAGAATCTATTCCAAAGAATTTAAGGAAATGCAATGGCACGAGTTCAAAGCGCTGCTTTGTGGAATAGGACCAGATACATCCTTAGGACGGATCGTATCCGTCCGATTAGAAGATGATAATGAAGTGATCAAAGAGTTCACTCCGGAACAAAAAGAAATCAGGAACAAGTGGAGAAGAAAAGCCGCTAAGACAAAAACGGAAAAAGAAACAAATGATTTCTTAGAAACGATGAAACAGGCATTTATTGATATGGCAGGAGGTATAACAAATTGAAAAGATAAAATGTAAAGAATGCGGACAGACATTGATGGTCGCAGAATATGTAAAAGGGGAAATCAAATGTCCCCGATGCAAACAGGTAAATAAAGTATGGATCCGCAAAGGGAAGAGCATAGGTAAGCACCGTTGTAGTAGCTAAGCCAGCCTACTTTGTGAAAAAGCAAGGTAGGTGATAAGTATGGCAGCAGATAGTGCAGGACAGATTGGCTTAGATCTGGTGATCAATCAGCAACAATTTAATAAACAGTTAGGTGGAATACAGAACCTCGCAAAGAAAACAGGAAAGATGCTTGCCGGTGCTTTTGCTGTAAAAGGATTAACAAGTTTTGCGAAAGACTGTATTGAGCTAGGATCAAATCTGACAGAGGTACAGAACGTTGTCGATGTAGTATTTCCAACAATGAACAAAAAAGTAAACGAATTTGCACAAAATGCAGAAAGTACATTTGGACTTTCTGAAACGATGGCAAAGAAGTTTACCGGAACATTCGGAGCAATGGCAAATGCTTTTGGATTTTCTGAAAAAGAATCGTACAAGATGAGCACAGCTCTTACTGGACTTGCCGGAGATGTGGCATCATTCTATAACATTTCGCAGGATGAAGCATTTACAAAACTGAAATCTGTGTTCTCCGGAGAAACGGAGACGTTAAAAGATTTAGGAATCGTAATGACACAGACAGCTCTTGATCAATACGCACTGGCAAATGGATTCGGTAAAACGACTAGTGCCATGACGGAACAGGAGAAAGTAGCCTTAAGATATGCATTTGTACAGCAACAGTTACAGAATGCGACAGGGGATTTTTCAAGGACCTCTGATCAGTGGGCGAACCAGATCAGGATTTTGTCATTACAATTTGATTCCTTAAAGGCATCGATCGGACAAGGGCTGATCAATCTCTTTTTGCCGATTGTTAAAGTGATCAACACCGTTCTTGGAAAGTTGATGACTCTTGCAAACGCATTCAAGTCATTTACTGCAATGGTCATGGGCAAGAAGAGCACTGGGGCATCTACAAGTCTTGATAAGACTACAGCAAGTGCCGGAAAAGTATCTAACAGCTTAAACAATGCGACAAGTTCTGCAAATAAGCTGAATAAGTCGACAAAGAAAGTTGGAGACACAGCCAAAAAGACGGCAAAGAAAATATCTGGATTGATGGGATTTGATCAGATCAATAAATTGACTGAAACAAAAGGATCATCTGGATCAAAGAGTTCTACACCATCTTCTGGTACAGGATCCGCAGCAGGTGGAGCATCTGGAGGTACTGTGGATATGGGTTCTCTTCCCAAAGGAGAAGATGAAAAAGCCACAAAACTTGGAAAAGGCTATGATAATCTACGAAAAGCAATTGATAAGCTAAGAGTAGCTTTTAGTGCATTTAGCAAGGTTGCAATAGGTGCTTTCAAATGGATCTGGAAGAACATGTTGGTGCCACTTGGAAAGTGGACAATGCAGAAACTTGCTCCAAAACTGATTGAATTATTAGCTGCAGCATTAAATGTACTGACAGCAGTATGCAAAGCATTGCAGCCGCTATGGCAGTGGGCATGGGATCACTTATTCAAACCGCTTGCTAATTTTGTTGGAGATGCGATCATCGGATTCTTAGATCTTCTGGTTAAGGGATTGAACGGATTAGCAAACTGGATCAATAAACATCAGGGTGCGGTGCAAAACATAGCAATTGTGATAGCGAGTTTCTTTGGTGCATTTAAGTTAGTTTCTTTTGTGACAGCTGTAATTCCGATCATAACCAAAGTTGCAACTGCATTTGGCACATTTAGAAAAGTGGTTACATTCTTAGGTGGGCCATTAAAAGCGATCATCAGCGTATTTAAAAATCTTCCACTGATTTTCTCGCTGATAACAGGCCCTGTAGGAATTGCCGTAGCGGTGATTGGTGGATTGATCGCAGCTGGATTATTATTGTGGAAGAATTGGGATAAGATTAAAAAATCTAAGTTCGCCAAATTTTTATCGGGCATTGTAACAAATTTCAAAAATTTATTGAAATGGGTAAAGAAAAATGTTCATCCGATCAAAGCGTTCAAAAAGCTTTGGGAAGGTATTAAGAATAAAAAAGCCAAACTGGAAGCTGAGGTAAAAGAAAAGGTTAAAGGCGCACTTGCATCTTTAAAAGAAAGTTGGGAATCTGTTAAAGATAAAGCTGCATCGTTGGTAGCAGAAGCGAAAGAAAAGGCAGATGGTGCTATTGCCAATCTGAAAGAAGGATGGGATTCCATTCAGGACAAGGTAGCAACATTAGTTGCAAAAGTCGAAGGAGCATTGGATACAACAAAAGACTGGTGGTCCGATGTGAAACAGAAGGCAGCAGAAAAAGTTGCTGGAGTCGTGGCTAAGGTTCAAGGCGCATTAGATACCGCAAGGGACTGGTGGTCCAATATTAAGGAAAAGGCAAAAGAGAAGATTGGAGATATTGCAGCTAAGGTTCAAGGTGCATTAGACACAGCGCGCGATTGGTGGTCTGGTGTAAAACAAAAAGCAGCAGAAAAAGTTGCTGGAGTTGAAGCAAAAGTTAAAGGAGTTCTAGACACAGCACATGATTGGTGGACTGGTGTGAAACAGGAAGCGGAAAAGAAGGTTGATGGCGCAGCAGCCAAAATTGATTTAGCTGTTGGCTGGGCAAAAGACTGGTGGAATAAACATAAGCCTAAATTCTCAGTAGATGCAGCTGTTGGTTTAGTGAAAGACTGGGCAAAAGACTGGTGGGATAAACATAAGCCTAAAAATATTGCAGTAAATGCAGCAATCAAATTAAAAAGCGGATGGGGATCAATAAAAACTTGGTGGAAAAAACATAAACCAAAGATTCCTAATTTAAGCACTATCTTAAAAATAAAAGTACCGAAGATTTCTCTGAAAATGAAATCAGCAAAAATATTAGGAAAAGAGATTAAATATCCAGCTGGGTTTAATGTGAAGTGGTTAGCACAAGGTGGATATGTAAAGAAAAACACTCCACAGCTTGCCATGATCGGAGATAACCGCCATCAAGGCGAGGTCGTAGCACCAGAAGACAAGATGATCGCCATGGCAAAGAAAGCAGCAGAATTATCTGGTGGCAGCAGTAAAGATGATCAGATCATTCGACTGTTAATGGAGCTGATCAACGCAGTTAAATCTATAGACACCGATGTTTACCTGGATGGGAAGAAAATAACAAAAACCGTAAATGACAACAACAACGCAGATATCAGAGCTGGCAAACGACCGATCCTGATCTAAGGAGAAATAAGATGGCAACACTGACATGTGGAAACACTGCATTGCCGGAGCCGGTTGAACTAAGCACTTCAGACGAAATCATCTGGAGTGCCAATACCGAACGGTCATCATCAGGAGATATGATCGGAGAAGCAATTGCAGAGAAAAAGACATTGGATATCAAGTGGGGTGTCCTCACAGAGTCCGAAGTTAAGAAGATAAAAAATAATCTTGTGAAAGGATTCTTTCCGATCACATTTAGAGACATGGGAACAACACATACCATTACTGTATACCGAGGAACTCTTACAAAAGAACATCTGGGGTATATCGGAGATGGTACTTATTATTATAAAAGTGCGAGCGTTCAGATCGTGCAGAAATAGGAGAGATGGAAATGAAGTTAAAAGAGATTATGAGAATCCACAAAGGATTAGTAAAACAGTCAAGCAAAGTTTACACGGCAAAATTAGGATATGCAATTTCTAAAAATATGAAATCATTCCGAAAAGCGATCGAAGAATATGATGAAAACCGCCTTAAGATCTGTGAACGATACGCAGAAAAAGATAAGGACGATAAGCCGATCGTGAAAGAAAACCAGTATGAAATGACAGATGAAAGCAAAGAGATTGTAAATGAAGAAATCAAAGAACTGCAGGAAGTGGATACTGATATTGATATCATGAAAGTTTCATTTGCCGAACTTGAACGATGTGAAAATGCAGATCGTTATGACATCCCATCTGTAGCCGATATTGAAGACCTGATGTTTATGATCGAAGACTAGCCGGAGGTGATGCTATATGTATCAGGCAAGTAAAAAATTTGGCGATGCAATAGCAGGGTCAAACAGAAAATTTAATACAAGGCTTCTGGAGAACGAAAAAGTATTAGTAGAATCTGTAAAGAATTTTACAATAACGTCTGGTGCGGAAGAAATAACAATCGGGAGTGCGGTGGCGAGCTATGTTCAGGCAACGATCGAGAATAAAGGAATTGCATTGTCTGGAAAAGAAGTCAGCTTGGAGATCGGCGTGGAAGTCGATGGAGAGATGGAATATATTCCGATGGGGTTATATACGATCCAGAATCCCAAGATTGAAAGCAACAAGGTTACGTTTACCGCATATGACAGATTAGCAAGCAGATGCAATGGGGCATATTATTCTAAATTAAGTTATCCAACGGATGCAGTAGATATATTGGCTGAAATCAGCACGATGACAAGCGTGGCGATTGATACATCTACAGTACAGCGAGGAATCCAGATCAATCAAAGAGCAATCATTGAGGAAGGTGATTACAACGAAGAAACCGAGGAAAGCGAAGTGATCACAACATATGTAAATCCTTTTGATGGATATACATACAAAGAAACCATCGGATTTATCGCAGGATTATTCGGCAAATTTGCTATATGTGGAAGAACTGGAATGATCGAGTTTCGATGGTATCAGGGTATTGATTACGAGATTCCAAGCAATATATTTTATAACGACCTGCAAGAAACAGAAGAGAGTTTCAGTATCAAAAGATTGATATGTGATAACTCAGATCAGACACTTTCATCTGGATCAGGAGCTACCGGCATAAGTATGCAAAATCCGGTTATGACACAGAGTATATTAGACGGTGTTTACAATACTGTCAAAGGCTTAGTATTCACGCCTGCAGCATTAAGATTTATCGGAGATACGAGGCTTGATATCGGAGATATTGTTACTGCTGTAAAAAATGATGGCACGAAATTCACAATACCGATCATATCATTGATAACAAGTTATGACGGTGGATTGATGCAGACAATTGCAAGTTATGGGAATACCGCCGAGGAAGATGATTCTGACACAAAAGGTCCTATAACCGAAATGGCAGAACGAGTTGAGTACGAATTAGCGTTTGTAAAAAAACTCATGGTGGATAATCTGACAGCGACAAATGCAACGATCAAGAATCTGTCTGGAGATGTTTTGAAATTTAAAACAGGTGAGTTTGAAACTTTAAAAACTGATGTGGCAAATTTTAAACAGACATTCACAGATGACTTACAGGCGTCAAATGTAAAAATTAACACCTTAGAATCCGACCATGCAACATTTAAAGAAGCAACTGCGACAAATCTAAATGCAACGAATGCTAGAATTGCGAATATTGAGGCTGATTACCTAAAAGCTACAGATGCAAAACTTACCTATGCAACAATTACGAATTTAAATACTACCAATGCTGAGATTACGAAGCTGAAAACAAAAGATGCAGAGATCGATAAACTAGTTGCAACAAAAGCTACGATCACAGACCTTAATGCAGCAGTTGGCAGAGTTGGAGTATTGGAAAGTAGTTATGCTAATCTTAACACGTTAGTAAACGGCAATCTTACATCTGACAACATTCAGAACTTAACATTGACATCAAAGAATACAACGATTGAAAACGGCATGATCAAAAATGCAATGATTGAGAATCTGTCGTTTGATAAGATCACAGGTATGGACATTAATACAACAAATCTGACGGTACATAGTTCTGATGGTAAGTCAAAATGGAGTGACAATACAATCCAGATATCTGATGCAAACCGTGTCAGAGTCCAGATCGGAAAAGATGCTTCGAATGACTACAGCATGTCTGTCTGGGATAAGAATGGAAATTTGATATGGGATGCACTTGGAGCTACGGAGAAAACGATTCAGAGAAAGATTATTCGAGATGGCATCGTGGCAGATGATGCAAATATTTCTGGTTCGAAACTGGATATTAACAGTGTGATCAAGGAAGTGAATGGTTCTACGACGAAACTGAAATCTTCTACAATCGTTATGAACGATAAGAACCAAACGTTAGACGTCGTGTTTAATGAAATGGAAACAACAGTAGCAGATAATCTGAGCAGTGCTAAGCTGTATGCGGATGGTAAGTTATCCGATGCACAGAAGTATGCCTTAGAACAGGCAAACAGTGCGTTGAGCAGTGCTAAGAGCTATGCTGATAGTGCTGTGGATAATATAGAGGTTGGCGGCAGGAATTTATTAGTTCAAAAAAATATCACACAAGGCTATTTGTCTACAGATGGTAAAGGAAGTTTTATTGGTTCTGGCGGTGGAGATCAAACTAGTGATTGGATAGATGTTTCAGGAAATAAATATATAACAATTACTCTATATGAAGATTTTACAAACACAAATAATTCAGGAAGATATTGTGAGTATGATGCCGATAAAAATTGTATAAATACTGTTGGTTATAATCCAAGACAAAAAAGCAGTATTATTATAGAACTGAAAGCTACCACAAAATATATAAGAGTTACCGCGATAGAATGCAAAACGCGAAGATATAAGATTGAAACAGGAAACAAACCTACAGATTGGACTCCAGCTCCTGAAGATACACAATCTCAGATCGACAATATCACAGAGATCACAACATCTCACACAATAAGTATCAGTACGATGCAGGGACAGATATCTTCTCTGATCAGCGAAGATACAACAATCAAAGGAAACTATGATGCTTTACTAAGCAGATATAACGCAACTGTAAATACTGTAGATAGCATGAAAACCACGATCGGCGAACATACAACGATTCTGAATAGTCAAAATGATTCAATTGTAGCTGTTACAACGAAAGCCAATACGATTGAATCAAATTTAGCAGGAACTACTCAGACGGTATCGGAAGTGAAATCAAATTTAACCGGAACACAGGAAAGAGTCACGAAAGTCGAAACAAGTCTGACAGGTTTAACTACAAGGGTGTCTAGTACAGAAACAAATCTTGCTAATTTAGAGATTGGTGGTAGGAATTTGTTATTAAATTCTGATAAAGAATATATTATGGGATTTGGAATCCCTAATACAACATGGACTGACGGTTATGCGTATATCGGATTACCAACAACACGAATGTATGATGAAATACTGCCACAAAACAACGCTATTGTATTACGTCCTGAAGCTGGTAAAACATATACACAAACTATATGGATTGAAACAGATGCCAATATTATTGATCTTAATGCTGCCGAAGTTTCATGGTTTACAAATAAATATGGACATGTTCCTGTGGCAGCAAAAATTATTAAATTAGCGAATAATTCATATAAATTGACATCAACATACACAGTAACCAAAGAAGATTCTAATATACGTTTATTTGATATTTTTCGTTTGTTTTCAGCACTAGATATTTCAAATAGTGGTACTTATCTGAAATTTGGCAAACTGAAGGTCGAACAAGGCAATGTTTCTACCGACTGGACTCCTGCACAAGAAGATGTAGATCAGCAAATTACAGCAGCAGAAACAATAGCTAGTCAAACTGCTGATAAATTCAATTGGTTGGTTAAATCTGGTACAAATTCAACTGATTTCGAGTTAACTGATCGGACCGCTACATTAGTAGCATCTGCTATTAATATGAATGGGTTGGTTACTTTTAGTGGTTTAAATACAGATTTACAGAATACTATAGATAATAAAACGAATGTTTCGTATTTAAATTTTAGTAGCGGTGGAAACACACAAGGATTTTTTAAAATAGCAACACTACAAGTAAAACAGAATTATGCCAATCAAAATATTATTTTTGGCGTTAACCATAGGGAACATGGTTACACTGAATGTAGAATCAGATTTAGTAACGCAGGAAACACAGACCCTGGAATGGGGAGTTTTAAACAAACAGGAACTCCTGCAAGAGCATGGCGAATCATTAAAACCGCAACCAGTACATGGGATTTATATTTGGTTAAAACAGATGTTTGGGATGGTGGTCGTGTTACTAAATTTGATAATCCATACGGAGAAAATATGTTAATAACTTGGTCTGGAGCAAGTGCAGATCTACCAGAGGGTGCATTAGTAGCTGCGCAAATGATTGCAGACCAAACCACTATTGACGGCGGAATTATTACAACTGGATATATCAGTGCTGATAGAATCGCAGCTGGTTCCATCACAGCCGACAAAATCGACGTTAATAGCATATTCGCTAAAGATATCACAGCAACAGGCACGATAACAGGTGCAAACTTGATAGGTGCGACTGGTACGTTTAGTGGACAGATTACAGCTACAGAAGGTAATATTGGTCGCTATGATATTACGTCAACATACCTGATGACAAACAGCGGAAGCAATGCATCTGGTATTGGCGGAAATCAGGCTTTCTGGGCTGGCTCTGAAGATAGCAATTCTGCTCCTTTTAGAGTTGGCTACGATGGAAGTTTTGTGGCTGAAAATGCAACTATTTATGGAAATATAAAAACTGGTAATATTGGCGATGCAGGAGATACTGCATGGCTTGTTGATGGACACTTATCAGTCCAAGGTACAGCGAATGATACAAATATTTACTCAACATGGTTTAAATTTGGTATTGGCGGAGATTATTATTTAAAATCTGTTTCTGATGGTGTTGAATGTTATCGAAATTTATATGCAACGGATTTTATTGCAGGTGGTTGGATTTACAATGCTTCAGGAGGACATTACACATGGCAAGATCGAAATGATGCATATATATCATGTGGTAGCTATAATAATACAAACAATATTTATTATTATGCTGGATATCATGCGTTTTATGTAAATGGAGATTCTGGTTCTGGAATGATGTATATAGAAACATCAGGAGTTAGCTCCAGAAAAGGGTTCCGTAACAGCTCTGACGAAAGAATCAAGAAAGATTTTCGACATTTTGACAATGATTTTATTAAAAGTTATATGCAATTGGAACCGATTAAGTATAGATTCAAAGATGACACCGACATTTCCTATCACATAGGTTTCAAGGCACAGAATGTAAATAGTGTTTTGAACGATTATGGGAAATCTCACAACGAACAATTTGGAATATGTGCAACGCATCATATAGATCCAGAATATGCTGAAAAAACATATGGTGAAAAAAACATGACAGAGGTTTACACATTAGCATACGATGAATTGATCGGAGCAAACACATTTATGATCCAAAAGACCAGAAAAGATTTAATATATCAAGCAGGTCGAATCGACATGCAAGAAGCAATCATCAATGATCTGCAGACAAGATTACTGCAGGCAGAAAAAACAATAAAACAATTAACTCAGGCATTGGCTTAATCGCTGATGCCTATATTTATGCAAAAATGAAAGGAGCATAACTATGTTAGAAACAAAGAAAAGCACAACACTTACAGGAACAATCACAGTAAAAGACGGAGATGTAGATAAACAGGTGGTTTATTTGTCTGCAAACGTCACGTCTGACGGAGCAGGTAATGATAATGTAAACCAGACAATTCAGGATCGGAATCTTTATAAAGCAAATAAAGTGCAGATCAGAAAAGATATTGCAGAGTTCACAAATAAGTTTTATGAGATTCAGGATGCAGAAGTAGTTGAATAAAGAAGGGAGCAGTATGGATGAATATTTAACAAAAGGGGAGCACAGGGAATACAAGGAGAGCCAGGATAAAGAAAATAGCAGAATAAACAAACGACTGGAAGTGTTGGAAAATACGGTAAGACAGATCAATGATCTTACGCTGTCTGTGCAAAAACTGGCAAACAACATGGAATGCATGTTAAATAAACAAACAGAACAAGGGAAACGACTAGAGGATCTAGAAGGGCGAGATGGAGAAAAGTGGAGAAGTGTATCACTTTATGTACTAACCACTCTCCTCGGGGCAGCAGTTGGATTTGTTCTGAAACAAATAGGAATGTGAGGTAAGAGAAATGTTTAAAAACACAGTATTAAAAGCAAACGTAGATACAAGAAAATGGATCAAGAGTGCAGCAATCAGAGCAGTAAAGACGATGGCACAGACAGCTGTAGCTCTTATTCCTGCAGCAACAATGATACAACAGGTAGATTGGGTAACAGTTTTAGGTACAGCTGCATTGTCTGGAGTTGTGTCATTATTAACAAGCGTTGCGGGGATTCCAGAATGCGAGGAAGAATAGGAGGTACAAAAGCATGGCAGTATATAATATTCACGGTGGACATAATCCAAGTGGAAAAATCGCGTGTGGAGCAAGTGACTTATTAGATGAGAGCAGAGAAGACAGAAAAATCTGTAAAGAAGTCGTAAGGTTATTAAAGAAAAAAGGACATAAGGCATATAATTGTACAGTCAGCAATGGAACTAGTCAGACGGACGTTCTCAGAAAGATCTGTACTAAGTGCAACAAAAGACAAGCAACATTAGATGTTTCGATTCATCTTAATTCGGGTCGAAACGATCACAAGGGAGACAAGAAAATTGCAGGAACAGAAATCTGGTGCACAAAGGAAGAAGGTATTAAAAAGGCTGCAGGTAACAGAATCCTTGCAAACATGAAAAAACTTGGATTTACAAACCGTGGAATCAAAACAACAGGCGGTTTATATTATCTTAATCATACGATCAACAAAGCGATTTTAGTCGAAGTATGTTTTGTCGATGATAAAGATGACTATGATCTTTATAAGAAGGTTGGTTATAAAAAGATTGCAAAAGCGATTGCTGATGGTATTACAGGATAAAGTCTTTATTGACTAATAATATCGAATAGTTTATCATGAAGATATAGAATAATCGTCGATGATAAAGTAAACCCGAAACCCCAAAATAAACGTTATAGGAATTAGACCGTTGCTATATCATTACCATAAACACGCCAAACAAACCGCATAAACCTGTACTTTTAAATTTACATTGAAGAAGCTGCTAAAGCAGGTAAATTCTAGGAAACCACGTATTTAAGCGGTTTTTTGAGGGTGTTAGAAGTGGTAAAAAGTAGTGAAATGTAGACAATCTCTATATTATCTCTACACTATCTCTATACCACATCTCTACACTCAAAAATGTGAATAAGAAGAGAGAGCCAATTAATTTTGACTCTCTTTTTTTCTTCGTTTTATTTTATTTTCATGATCTCGGCCATTAGCCACTCTGGTTTTCGTTTTGTGTAAGTAGCTTCTGTGATATCGTTGATCTTGTGACCCATCATATATTTTAATGCATATTCATCTACTTTATCTCTTTTTGCCATCGTGGAAAACTGAATCCTTGGATCATGAGCTCTGTGATCTGGATTGAGCTCTAATTTCTTAACAATCTTTTCGAATCGATGTCTATATTTATCATACGTCATTTTTAAGCTACTTCGGTGTGTTTTTGTATCAGTGCAGTTGATTAAATAATCACTTCCAAGATTTATTGCTTCCTGGTATCGATGCTTGACTAGATCACGAATCCGTGGATGGATTGGAACCAAGCGATCTTTACCTGCGTCAGTCTTCATACCGCCGATAAAAAACCAATTTTCCAGATCTACATTTTTTAATTCAATTAGACCCAATTCTTGTGGTCGCCATCCAGAGTAGCATTGGATCAGAATCACATCCACATAATCAGTATCATACAAATGATCCCATAATTTTTTTATTTCTTCATCCGTAAAATCAATATGGTCCTTCTTCGCTTCTTTAACATCTTTAATAACATCATCAGACAAATTAAAGGTCCTTGCATAATTCTTGTCTACTAATTCATACTCTAGCGCATAATCCAACATTAAGTTGAATAGAGATTTTATCTTTGTCTTTGTAGTAGGAGATGCGTGTTTTTTTTTACCATCGACTACATACGTTCCATCTTCCATACAACCTTTAATATGTCGGGCACGTAAATCTTTTGCACGCATATCATAAACAGCAGAGCAGTAGTTCCAGGCAGATTTAATTGTACGTTCACTTGAAGGACTTGACAGGGATTCAAAATATTTATCAGTCCACTTTTCGTATAATTGCTCGACTGTCAGATCAGAGTCAAGATCATACGGATTTTTATGATATTCAAGTAATGCAGCGTAAGCATCATTATAGGTTTTGAAATATGTTTCTGGTTTCAATGATTTATAAATAGGTTTTCCATAAAAATTTTTTCCAACACAGACTAATGCACGAAAAGGCTTTCTAAGATTTTGATTTTTTAATTCGGATATAGTGCCAAATCCATTTGGAAGACGTTTTCGTTTATTAGTTTTTCTTTGTTGTTGTTTAATAACTTTTGTATCTAGAGGATAACCGCAGTGAGGACAAGTTATTGCCTTATCACTTACCTGCAATTGACATTCTGGACATTTGATCAGTGCCATATATCATCATTCCTTTCTAAAAAAGGGTACAAAAAATACACCCTTATCAATTTGTAATTTTGCAGGATGTATGATATAATTCTGGTGTTCAGGCAGAGATTACATCAATCACCCATGATTGATAATTTCTGAAATTCCGTCCAGTTGGTAGCTGGGCGGTTTTCTTTTATTGTAAATTACTTACATTATCAAATAATTTCTAGATATAGTTAGAATATTTTTGATACGGAAAATAATAATTACTTTTTGGAGTAGGAGTTCCGTTTTTGTCAAGGATATTCTTCAGTCGAACAGTTTCAGCGTCAAGCTTTTCCCAAGTCTTTTTGAATTTAGAATAATGTTTACCTTGTACAGAATAAACAAATTTATTCCAAGAATTTCTTTTTTTATAATTTTTATTTAAGTCGGAAATGGTTTTATCAATATTTAATTTGTTTCCGCAAGAGTCGGTTCCATCTTCTATATAGTGATATATATCACAGTATCCATTGTTCCAAATATCTTCACACTGCCAGTCATAAGCATCCCATAATTTATTAGTTATTGATTTATGACTACGAACAGATACTTCACATTTTAATGTTTGACCATTAACTTTTGCAGTAATATAAGCAGTTCCAGATTTTTTAGCAATAACCTTTCCAGACTTTGTAACTGCTACAACTTTCTTTTTACTAGAACTCCATTTAACTTTCTTTTTCGTTCCTTTAATTTTTAGCGTATAGCTATTTTTCTTTGGTAAAGTTATGAATGTTTTATTTATTGTTGTATTCTGTTTTGCGTGTATCGGTACAGCAGGTAATAGCATCATTGCAGACAATGCAACGCATAAAAACTTTTTTTTCATACGCATTTCTCCTTCTTTATTTTAATAATAAAAACGACAATTCGAGATTATATCCCATTAAGTCATTTAGATAATTATTTCACAGTAGTTTTTGAAACATTTAGATAATCAATAATGTAACCATCTGATGCCCAGATACTAAAAACACCTGCGAAAGAAGTACATTCAGGATTTTTAATTTTAGCTTTTAAAATAAAATTTCTAGTGTCTTTTGAAGCAATATACGGAGAAGTGGTCATTTCATCTGGTTCGTAATCCGTATCGTTCAATTTAAAATATTCACAGTCAAACTTAAATAAGGAATCTGTTTTATTATATACTGAAAACGCAATTTCAGAAGAAGTTGTATATGCCAACTTTATCTGAAGTTTATCGTTATCCAAAATAATTCTATTATATGTATAATTTTTAACAGTAGGAGCTGAAGGGGTTTTAACAACTTTCTTTTTGATAGTCATTTTGCTCCGATAAGTCTTTTTACCGATCTTAGCTTTTATATAAGCTGATCCAACTTTCAGCCCTTTGATAGTTGCATATTTGTTATTTTTGTTCACTATTCTTATTTTATTATTAGATACTGTCCATTTTACTTTAGTTTTATTGTTCTGTAAATTAATTTTACAAGTCTGGTTAATATAAATAGTCTTTTTTAATGGTGTAATACTTACTTTAGATTTTATCCATGATTGAAGTATTTGAAAATGTGATCCCGATGTCTGTAAAAGCTGCTGAGACCAGTGCAGAGGGAAAAAGCATCTACATGCATTGTCCGAAAGGAAAGGTTGCAGAGGCCTATATGAACTTAACACAGGAGGTTTTGAAGAATGAAAAATAGAAGTGGCGAAAAGATTAAACTGGCAAGCATTGATGAACTGCTTGGTGTGGTAAATGAAGAATCTGCAATGGAGATAGA